ACTCTAACAAGTCATCTTGCGTAGTTCCTATGTCGCCAGCAGTATAGTAAATGCCGTTTAAACGATCCAATGCTTCAGCAAATGATTTCCAAAACTCTGGACTTTTTTTACCTGCTCTTGCATTAATGGTAGTTTTTCCGCCACCATAATGTAATCCTGCAAGTGTATTTTTATATGTCATTTGCTTCGATAAACGTAACGCATCGTAGCGTTGTTCATCAAAGTCTTTATATTCCATATAACGGCAACCGCCGATAGCAGGGCCTAACTGTGTGTTATGGATGGCTATACATGCATCTAATCCGGTAGTCGAATCAGTAGCACGGACTACTCGTTCGTATCCGCCAATTGCGTGGTCAGTTAATTTAATCACTAGATAACCGTAAGGTTACGTTTAAAGTGTTTTGCCAACTGATTCTAAGATACCTTCTAATTCACCGATGTCGGTAAGTTGTTCTTGCCAGTTAGATTTATATGCTGTACGAATCGCTTTGTTTAATACTGATGGTTTTACGCTCATTTCTTCTGCAATCGCTTTGACTGTGTCTCTTAGTCCTTCTTTGAGATCATCTACTTCTTGCATTACACGAGTTCCCTCGTTGACTAATTGTGTTAAACGTGCTTTTTCTTCGGGTGTGTAAACGCCGCCTGCCATGTTATGCCTCCGCCTTTTTGGTTGTTTTCTTTGCAGTCTTTTTTGCTACTTTCTTAGTAGTTTTTTCTTTTGCTGGTTTGGTTTCTTTTAATAAACTAGCAATTGATTTTTCAATTTTAGCAAGCCGATCATGGACTGCCATCATTTCTCTTTTAAGATTCATCGAGTTTTTCCTTTTTTATTATGTGACTAATGCCTTTTACATCTATGTATATTCCGCTTGTAAGTTGTAAGTTTTTATTATCACCACTAAACTTACCTATTTCTTTTTCACCGCTTGGAAAATGTTTAGTTCCTTCTTTAAATAATCCATTAGTAAATTCACCGTCTAAGAGAGTCTCTCTAGTCAATTCGTCAAACATAATCATTTTTCCATATCCGTTAATAACATCGTTTTTGAATTGTCCCTCGTATATTGTTCCGTCTAACATTTCATATACGTATACGCCATTTTTTGGCTCTGGTTCTACTGGATGTATTTCTATCCATCCATCTTCGTGGAAAATTGAAATTATGTCGTTTGCGTCTACTGCAAAAAACCATTCAGCATTGCTTCCTATCTCAGTAGACATGATCGCATGGGAAAAATTATTTTGTAATATTTCGGTTATATTCTTAGTAACGCCACTTACAATATAGTTTATCTGGCCATCTTTTGCTAGTATTTTTGAATTATTTAAATGTATTTCTTTTACTCCAAGAGTTTTTTGATCAGAACAGGAAATACTTATGTAACTTTTATCGTTACCGTCGATTTGCAACCCCTTATAACAAAGTGTTTCTTCATCATTTTGCAAAACTCCATAGTCTATAATTTTACCATTGAGTTTAATCCTATACCAAGTATTAGAGTTGGGTTCTTGTTGTAATTTTATTTTTAACATTATATTTCAAACACCGCCTCGTAGTAAATATCATCAGATGACTTAAACGGTATATGAACACCATTTGCTGTAATAGCATGTAATTGTATTTCTGCTAGAGCCACTTTAATATTTTCTATAACTAGATTGTGTTTTCCTTGCTCTAAGTTTAGTTGAACCTTCTCGTCTAAATAATTTCCGTCTTGTTTTTTAGGCGTCACGGCTCTTTCACTAATAAGCAGGCCGTCTACCCAGATACGAACAACTGGGGGTTTAAAATCCCATTCGCTATCGATATAAAAGTGTAGTTCTGTAAGTTCTGACATATAATATATATATTATATATTCAAATTTGTTTTTTGTCAATGGTTATCTGGCATTTAATGCGGGAATGGCAACCTTTTCGATCCACTCATCTCTGTCCATATCATGACTGCCTGGAGTGCCTAAATCTGTAAAATCTACAGCATCTACGATACGCTCTGCATTAATGTTTTGACTGCTTTTTAGGGCTCTGCCTTTTAGTGTTGCTCGCATAATAGGATCTTGTGCTGGGTCTTCGTCCCATATTGGATTATCTGGATCTATGGTAAGTCTTACAATAGATATTGGTGTTTGTTTATGGTCAAAACGCATTTTGCTTGCCCAGTTAATAGCATCTTCTGGATTGTCAAATGCAAATACGCCAGCATCTTCATTATAGCGTGAACCGCCTGGACCTTTTACCCAGTTACTTGGATGGAACTGTTCTAGCCCTTTCTTTTTAATGTTGTCAACATTCTTTGTGAAAGTAACGTGAAAAAGAAAGTCTGGTAAGTCTGACAATCCTTCGTAAATATCTTTAACATACTCGTTATAAGATAGATTAGGCTGATACCCAATTTTATATTTGTTTCCGCCTTTATGCTTCTTAGTGCCACTAGTATGGTTTTTAAGCAAAGAAGAACCGACGACATGACTCATTTTCATATTAATATTTATCATCATGATACCATTGACTTATTTTGCTATAGCATATATAATATATGTTATGAGAATTGAAACAGACGTTAAGTTAGATTTTAAAGATGTGCTTATTCGTCCCAAGCGTTCAACGCTAGGATCCCGCAAAGAAGTAAATTTAAATAGAGAGTTTAGGTACAGAAACAGTGATTGGAGGTATAGTACTATTCCAATTATGGCATCCAATATGGATGGCGTTGGTACGTTTACTATGGCCGACAAACTTACAGAATTAAACTTGTTTACGTGTCTTGTAAAAACTTATAATACAAAAGAACTTATTGATTACTTTAAAGATGCACACTATAAAAAACTCAATAGTGTAGCGATGAGTATTGGAATCACGGATAGTGATTTGGAAAAGTGGCGTGAAGTTAGAAAAAATACAGAGGTGCGTTATGTATGTATTGATGTAGCGAATGGATACTCGGAACGCTTTAGTGAGTTTGTAAAGAAGTTTAGAGATGAATATCCACGTACCACAATTATTGCCGGCAACGTAGTGACCGGAGAAATGACAGAGGAGTTAATATTAAATGGAGCGGATATCGTTAAAGTTGGAATCGGTCCTGGTAGCGTATGTACTACTAGGCTCCAAACTGGGGTTGGCTATCCTCAGTTGTCTGCTGTTATTGAATGTGCAGACGCGGCTCATGGGCTTGGTGGGCATATTATTGCTGATGGGGGATGTACTAACCCTGGTGATATTGCGAAGGCGTTCGCAGGAGGTGCTGACTTTGTGATGCTTGGTGGTATGCTTGCTGGGCACGACGAAGGAGAAGGCAATATTATTACCAAGCAATACGCAACGAATGAACTCTCTAGTAAGAGCAGGCTGGTAGGCAGCCAATCGTTCGTAACAGAAGAAAAAAAGTTTGTACAGTTTTATGGTATGAGTAGCACTGCCGCTAATAAAAAACACTTTGGCGGATTAAGAGAATATAGATCTTCCGAAGGGAGAGAAGTACTAGTTCCGTATCGTGGTGCGGTTGCTAATACAATTCAAGATATTTTAGGTGGAGTGAGAAGTACATGTACTTACGCTGGTGCTAACAAACTTAAACAGTTATCTAAATGTACCACCTTTGTACGTTGCACACAAACACATAACGGAATATACGAAAAGAATACTATTGGCAATTAAGCAAGATCATTGCCAAAAATATTATCTGTGATCCACCCATAGAGTGGAGTTTTAAATACTAGTTTCCATTTACCATTTTGGCTTAAGCAAGAACTATTTGGTATATGATGAATTAATCTGCTTTTATGAATGTGTTCCGACACATTTTCTATTACTACATTATCAACACCGTTGTATGTAAATTTAGGAATATAAACCTCACCTTCTACAAAAAGATTTTTATTGTTTGCATGTTTGGCTATAAAATAAAGATTATCAGTAGTATCATAATATAACTTATTACCTTTAATAACATAACCATCATCAGTTATTAAACAACCGTTGAATTCAGTATATTCTTCTGTCTCGTTATTAAACACCTTAGGATTATTG